TCACCGCCCCTTAAAGATCATGCCTTCAATTTCGCAAACCTCCCACCGCTCATTAAGGGTGTGGTCCTTTTTCATAGTGGCCAGCGCCTTTTCTGCATTCGCTCTTGTTTTGTATATTTTGTCGTGAAAATTGTAGACGGTTGTTCCTTCCACGATGGCAATGATAAACATGTTATTTTCACCGCCTTGTTTTACATAATTGAGAATTTGTACCCACCTCACTCCCGCGCTACTATGTAGACAAGGAGTGATTCTTGTGCAGAAATCTTTTTATTTTCCTGTCCCTTGGGGAGACATAAGCTATTTGAGAGAAGCCTTGATCATAATGGAATTACCGTTCTGGATTGAGCAGCCCTGCGATCGGCTGCAACTGGATCCGGGTGAGGTTGCGATTGTTTTCCCGGACCTTCATGTTCGCGATTACAACGCTGTCCGTGAGTTGTTTGGTGGCCACGGAAAACGGTATCCAGGGTAGACTTTATTTCCGCCCGTTCCAGGTTGGGCGCCCGCCGCCGACCTTGTAGTTATTGATTGCAGGATTGATGCCCGTTTTTTTGATATACTCGTTCACATCTCGCCTGATCAGGAAAGCTTGTCTCCACGGATGGTTTGCTTTCGGCTTTATCCCTGGCATACGATCCCACCTTTTATAGGAGGGGAGCAGTTACGCCGCTCCCTGTTCCCCGTCGCTATTGAGTTTTGCCAGATGTTCAGTCACCAGCTTTTTGTACTCTCTCCACTCCGTCTGGAGCTTACCGGAAGATACCCCGAGACCTTTCGCCAACTCGATCCAGGTCTCCCCATTCTTTTTCCGCTGCAGCAGATCAGGGAAGTCAAAGGTAATGCCTTCGAACGATGGAGCTTGTCCGCTCAGGATAAAGGCCTCCAGCTTTTCTTTATCGATTGCTGCGGCAGCAACATCTTGTGTTTCTCCGCCATCGGTTCCTTCCTTCGGGTCTTCTTCGGGCTGTTCCGTAGGAGCTGCGGAAGCTTCCTGCTCATCAGAATCATCGCAGCCCTCTGCCTTATCGTCTTCTGCGGAATCTTGATTTTCGGCGTGTTCTTCGGTTGCAGCGTCGTTTTGGTCAACAGGCTTGGATTCTTCTGTCTTTTTGAGCTCAGCCTTGCTTTTTCTCCATTCATCCCATTTCATTGCCAAAGGAGCGATTCGGGTGTAATAGCGATCTACAAGTTCAACGATCCTTCCGCTTGACAGACCCAACTCGGATGCAATCTTCATGTAGGTTTCTCCGTCAAGTTTTCGTTGAATGATGTTCCGGATGTCATAAGGCGTATCATAAAATTCGGGCGCGAACCCTTCGCGAATAAAGTCGTCAATCACGGAACGATCGGCCTCTACCTGCTCTTCTTTGGTCGGAATCTTCTCTTTCGGCAATCCAAGCTCCGCCTCAAGCTGCTCTCCTTCGGATTTCACTTCTTGAACGATTCCGGTGTCATCCACCTTGTATTCGATTACGGGTTTATTAGTTTTCGTGTTGATCGTCACGTTGTAATTTACGACGAGAGAGTCCAGCGAAGCTTCGGCCCTTCGGTCGATCATACTGCTCAGTGGTTCGATTTTTCCTTGCAGATCACTGATGCTTGTCTCCAAAACGATTTCCACGATACCTTTTGGTTTCATGTTCACTTTCTTCACTAGTGGTTTGAATTCCATGTAGCTCATCTTTCACACTCTCCCTTGATTTTTTATATTTCGAGCGCTAATTGGTTTTTTGGTGCTCTTTTCCCCTTCTTAGGCTTGTCCAACAAGATCGGCCCACCAATGATAGGCTCAATTTCAATCCGCGGTCGTAAACGATCGATCTGGAAGTCCTGGTACTGGATGAGGGCTTGGCTATCATCCTCGTAAATGATCCCCTCAAGAGCGTCCGCCCATGCTTTGTCGGTGTTGTGGCAGTCCTTCGACCTGGCATCGTTCCAATAAATCCAGACACGGAGGACGACTTTCCAGCCTACCACCGGTACCCAGCCAGTATCCATCGCCCATTCAAGGGCAGCTTCAGCGACGCGCTCCTTGTAAATCTCACCCCATTTGCCCAGTGTTGGACGGTTGTTTACGATGGTGTACAGATGGTTCCAGGTCGGTACAACCCAGATATTTTCCATCTTTCGAGTTGTTGGATTCCGCCTCCGCTTCTCCATGAGCAAGGGTATGATCAGTCGGCCCTGCGACATTATGCTGTCCGCCGCGAATTTCGTTTCAATTCGTATCGGGCCCACTCGTCATGCAGTTCTTCGAGACTCGCCTCTTCCACCGGCTTGCCGCATGCTTCTGTAATTCCATGCTTAATCAAATTTGTGATTAATACTTCACGTAATAATTTCATGTTTTTTGTCACCTATCTCCATGTTCTTTCTTTTTCGCCATCGTCCGCTGGTTCGTCTATGGACATTTGCCTTTCGTACCGGTGATCAATGCTGACGAATTTGTTATATTCCTTCAGGAAAGCCAGCTCCACCGTTCCGGTCGGGCCATTGCGTTGCTTTGCGAGGATGACTTCGACGACATTCTTGTTGGCAGATTCCTTGTCGTAATAGTCTTCTCGATACAAAAAGGCAACGATGTCGGCGTCTTGCTCGATGGAACCTGATTCACGGATATCAGACATCATCGGGCGTTTGTCTTGTCGCTGCTCAACAGAGCGGCTGAGCTGTGAAAGTGCAATCACTGGTACGTCTAGTTCCCGGGCAATCGCTTTAAGCATGCGGCTAACCTCGGAAACTTGCTCCTGCCTGTTCCCCTTCGACACACAGTGAACCAGTTGCAAGTAATCGATCAAGATCAGCCCAAGTCCATGCTGCTGTTTGAGTTTTCTCGCCTTTCTCCGAATCTCCTGAACTGTCAGGCCAGGGGAGTCATCGATAAAAATTTTGGCTTTCGCCAAGTTTCCGATTGCTTTAATCAATCGCTCCCAATCGTCGCCATCAAAGTCGCCATTCCGCATCTTGGAAGCATCAATGTTTCCTTCCGCACAAATCATCCGCTTGACCAATTGAAGCGTGCTCATCTCAAGTGAGAAGATAGCGATAGTTTCCTCTGTCTTTATCGCTATGTTTTGGGCGATATTTAGGGCAAAAGCTGTTTTCCCAACGGAAGGCCGTGCAGCCAGGATAATCAAATCAGATCGCTGGAACCCACCAGTCATTATGTCCAAATCGGGATAACCAGAAGGTATGCCCGTGATCTCTGTCTTGCGCGTACTGAGGCGGTCAATCTCTTCATAGGCATCCATCATGACATCCTTGATGGGGACAAAATCGGAATTGCTTTTCCGTTTTTCCCCTAAGTCCATTGCAATGCGTTCTTGCTCCGCAATTAATTCCTCAACGGTTTCACTGTCGTAGGCTTGGTTGATAGCCTTCGTATTGGCCTCAATCACTCGACGGCGGTACGCTTTTTCCGCAACGATCTCTGCGTAATATCCCACGTTGGCCGCTGTAGGCACTGAACTGGCGAGATTGGTTAGGTAAGCACTCCCTCCGACTTCTTCAATCAGCTTTTTATCTTGTAACTCGGCAGTCACAGTAACCAGATCTATAGGTTTATCCGAGTCGTAGAGCTCCAGCATGACGCTGAATATCCGTTGATGATTGGTCTGATAGAAATCTTCGGCAGTCAGCCGTTCAGATGCCGTTTCCATCGCTTGCTTACTGAGAAAGATGGCACCCAGGACGGACTGCTCCGCCTCAAGGCTTTGTGGTGGTAATCGATCAAACATGGCTCCTATGCCCTCCCTTCCAGGCGATAGTTCAACCCTTCGCCGCGCAGGGTCACGTTGTAGTCTCTGGTCATCTCGTAAATTCGGGAGCCAATTGCATCGTCGATATCCGTTATCTCGTCAATGTCTCGCTCTGATGACAAAAGAATGGGCAGATTGTTTAAGTACCGGAAATTGACGATTGCGAAAAGTTGCTCGAGCTGAAATGCTGTCGGAACCGTCCGCCCTTTGAACAAATCATCAATGTAGAGCACATCAACATGCTGTAGTTTGGTTACCTTCTCATCCAGCCTATCCAGGTCATCCTTGATGTTGTTGAACCCTTCTACCCATGGGAAGTAAATTACCGGGATTCGCTGTTTGATCAGATTGTTCGCAATCGCCATCAGCAAATGTGTTTTTCCGCTGCCAACCGCTCCGAGAAGTGCAATGCTGTTTTGTCTGGTTTTCCGGATATCGTGAAATGCCTTGTAATAATCCGTTGCAGCCACATAAGCATCCAGTACGACCTGTGGGCGATTTAAATTAAAATTTTTAAATCCCATGTGCTGAAAGCCTGGCGTGATCTGGCTCGCTCGGAACAAACGCTCAATCTTTGCCTGCTCCTGGCATTCACAAATCCGCCATACTTCTTCGCCATCAGATGACGTCGTCAGGAAGCCACCCTTGTCCATGCACTTGCCGCATGCGCTCGTTGTAGTTGTCCGGCTTATTAAGGCGTCCTGCCTCGCCTTTTGTGATAGGTTTTTGAACATCTGAATGAGCTCTTCTGCGCTGATTGACTGCACCAGCGTCCCCCCCTCGTAGTGGTGTTATCTTCGCCATTTTTGCTTGTTCATGCTCGGCCTTTTTCTGCCGCATTTGTTCTACCGTCCGGATGTTTTCCTGCAAACAGCGGCGCAGCACTCTATCAACGAACGCCCAGGACCGTTTCTCGTAGATCGCCGCTTCTTTGATGGCTTCCACTACAATCAGTTGTGGTTCATCAAAGTACCCTCCATCGAGCCAATCAACCATGTTGTCCCTGATGGTGTCAGTGAACTTCCCAATCTCCTGCTGATACACCAAGAATGGGTCCGAGACGTTACTCGCGTGAGGAGGAAGAAGATTTTGTTTTGTATAGTTTTGTTTAAATAATGCGGAAGCATTGCCGGAAACACTGTCGGAAGAACTGTCGGAAAGACTGTAGGAAACACTGTCGGCATTTATTGCCGACAAACTGATCATTTTGTACATTGCTGACTTGTTGCCTTTGCGTGACTGAAAGTCAATAAAGCCTTTCTGTTTCAACTCATGCCTTGCGTTGGTGATGGTTCGTTCAGAGAGGCCGGTCTTAATGCTTAGCACGGATACAGCTACAGCAAACGTATCTATCCATCCAGCCTTATTGTTTATGTGCATAAGCGCATGCCATAAAGCAATTGCAGATGTTGATAGTGGGCTTGTTTCGAGCCGATCGTAGAAAGCATTAAGCTCACGTATGTAGTTCAACCATTATCACCTCCGCTGTTTTTTGACTTGTGTTGATTACGACACTTTGCGCGTTTTCTCCATTAAAGAGAGGAACGTCATAGGGACATCCCATGGCTTTTTCCTCTTGGTAAGGCACTTCAGTCTTGCCCATTGTTCTCCGTTGCGCCAGAAGGTTTTTGTAACCTCCCAGCGCATAAAACGAAACTCATAAACGTCTCCGACCATGACACCCTCCCTTGAGTTATGGGGCATTTAACTCAACGATTCGTATCTTGCCAGACTCTTTATTTTCTAAATGCCACGCTTTCGGGAGCTTTTTAATGATCAGCCAATTGTCAGGCTGTAACTTCGGTGCAAGTTGTTTCAACAGCTTCTTTTCTTTCAGTTGCAAGCTACGCCGCTTCACAGTCCCACCTCCTTACCAGCTTGTAGAAGGCCCATTTCCCAGATGAACTGGCTGGGACCAGGCTGGAAGAACTTTTTGCCATATAAAGCGATCTCACGTGGCCGGGAGAGAATGAGCCTTCTCTTTGCTCGCGTAACGGCCACATACATCAGGCGCCGTTCCTCCTCCATATCGACTGTCCGCTTTGATGGGAATGTGCCCTGATTCATCCCGACCAGGATCACTGTGTCGAATTCAAGACCTTTGGAACCGTGGACGGTGAGCAGTTGAACGGCGTCCTCGTCTTTGCGGAAGTAATCCTGTATGTCTCGGATTCGCAGCCATTTCAGAAACGCTTCGATGTTATTCCGCTCGCCGGCGGCCTCTTGTTGGATGCACCAACGCTTCACGTATCGTAGAGCTGCCAGCATATCGTCGATGCGGTTCTGTAGGCCCTTCTCTTCGTAATAAGCTTTTAAGCCGATCGCGTACCCAGCTTGTCTCATCGCCTCGTAAGCATCGATATCAAAAAACTGGATCTCATCGAAGTTTCGTAATGTGTCAACGATTCGGGCGAAATCCTGCACCTTTGGGCTTCCTTCCGCCCGCAGTACATCCAAGGGCCGCTCACTTGACCAGCTTGGTTTGGAGAGCAAGGTTGCCCTTTCAAGGTCCGTCATCCGGTTTGCAGGGAAGTTAATGCAGGACCAGAGCGCCTTTTCATCCTTTGGATTGACCACTAGGGACATGAAGCTGAACAGTTTTTTGATATCCGTCCGTTTAAGTGGATCGGCGTCCTTGTTCACGACCACTGCCGCCATTTTTGCCTCGGCAAACTTGTCCTTGATGATCTCAAGTTGTCCATTCGTCCGCGCCAGTATTGCGATATCCGAGAGCTTCCCGCCATTCTGGACATGGAAGTAAGCTGTTGCCACCACATAATGCGCCTCGTCCTCCACCGTAAGCGGTGCTTCAACCAGCTCGATCGGCAGTCCGCCTCGATCATTCACAAGCCTTTTATCCGTTCGGTTCTCGTTATGTCTGATCAAAGTGTTTGCTGCTTCCACAATGGTCGCCGTAGACCGATAATTCCGTTCCAGCTTGATTACTTCGCAATCGGGGTATTGCTTGGGAAAGTCCAAGATGTTCTGCACATTCGCACCGCGAAAGCCGTAAATCGCTTGATAATCGTCACCGACGACAAACAAGTTCTCTGGATCCATGGCCCTGATAATGTCCATCTGTACATTGTCAGTGTCCTGAAACTCGTCCACATACACGTACTTGTACTGATTCCGGTAGTGTGCCGCGATGTCGTCTTGTCTCATCAGCTCCAAGGTTTTGGTCAGCAAATCATCCAAACTGATAGCATTGTTCTGCTTTAACCGAAAAAGATACTCGCGTGCAGCTTGTTCGGACTCATAGGACCAGCATTCATCCTCAATCCCTTGAGAGAGCCACTGGATGTCATCCAATACTTGGCTTACCTTCGCGTCGTATCTGAACTCATCCAGTATGGCCGTTATGATGGCCTCCTGATCTTCTTGATCATAGATCGAAAAGTTCGGCTCCAGTCCAACACGGTGGCCCCATTCACGCAGTACGTTGACGCAAAAAGAGTGGAAGGTATTGCAAAACAGCTTCTTCGCCTGATCCTCGCCGATCATTTTGGCTATCCGCTCTTTCATCTCCAACCCGGCCAGGCGGGTGAAGGTCAGGGCGAGCATGTTACTAGTGCCCACCCTTTTTTCTTCATGGAGATAACTGATTCGTGTCGTCAGTGTCTTCGTTTTTCCAGTACCCGCTCCAGCCAAGCAGAGAATGACCTTACTACTTGATGTGGCCGCCTGCCGCTGCTCTTCGTTCAGACCATTAAGCAACATCTTCCGCAGCCTCCTTGTTTCCAACCGGATGCACTGTCCATCCCACCGGAACGATATCGTGAGGGTCAACGACACCAGCGATCAGAATGTTATCCAGCTTGTCAGAGAGCTTGTCCAGACCGTGCAAGACGTTTCTTAGGTTTGTCTCGTCAAGGTTTTCAATGTTATCCAAAGCAAGCACTTTGATCGGGGGCTTTGCCCGATCCAGTACAGCTACAAGGAAAGCGATGAGGAAGATCATCTGCTGACCAGTAGAAAGTGCATCGAAGTTACGACGCTGGGTATTGTCCTCCCAACCAAATTGGAAAATTTCCTGCCCGGTGTCTGATTCCGTTCGGAAGAAAACAGGGTAATTGATCCCCAGCACTCGAAGATTAGCCTCAATATCTTCCCGCATGGGCTCCAGCATCGTCTTGACGATCTCTCCCTGAATCCCTTTTGCTCCAAGCGCTTGATCCAGCATTTTGAAAGCCTCTGATCTGAATTCCGCCTCTTTGTTCACCAGCATGGAAGTGCGGAGGGTAGCCATCTGATTCCGTACCTTTTCCTGCTCCTCAACCTTTGCCTGCAGTTGAGTGATTTGGTCACGCAGACCGTTCCGGCGGGTCTCCAACAAATCAAGGGGAGCAATGGCTTCGACTGGCTCATTTTGGAGCTTGTCCCGTTCTTCCTGGGCACGCTTCAACTCATCAAGTCGTTTTTGCTCCGCGCCCAGTATGGCCGATTTCTGTGCCTGCAGGTTTTTGATGGATTTGTCCCGTTCGGCATTTTCCTGCTGATTTCGGTTTGTCTGCTGCATAATGACTGACAGCCGTTGTTCAATCTCCATAATTCGTTCCCGCCGTTGCTGAATGGCTTTCTCAGCGGTCTTTAAGTATTCGTGATGCCTGTTTATCGCTTCGTCTTTTTTGGCAATCTCCGAAGCAGCGTATTGGATGTAAGCTGAAAAGTCTTTGTTGCAAGCGATCTGGCTCTGAATCACGCAGACCCCTTTTGTTTTGTTGATGGTATCCAATGTTTGCTGTATGGAGGCTTTTTCCGCAGTAAGACGGGCGATGTCCTGATTCAATTGGGCAATTTCATGCTGCTGAATGTTGTTGACTTCTTTTTGCAAGTTCGCTCTTTCTACTGAAAGGGCCTCGAATTCAGTTGTATCGGCAATATGTGTCATCTGAGCTTCCAACGCCTCGATTTGCTGATCAATCCAGTCTGTAGACTCTGGCGTCTGAGAAGACAGGCGTTCAATCAGCGTTGCTAGTTCTTGAAGTCTGGAGAGCCGGCGATCAATGGCCTTTTTCTTCTCTGTATCCCTGGCCAACTGAGCTTCCACCTGTACCAGTTGCTCGCGAATCTCGGCCAGCTCCTGTTTGTTGGCTTCAATGTTTCGATCTGTTTCGGCCATCTTATTTTTTTGCTCAGCCAACTGCTTTATGGCGCCTTCGGCGTTCTTAGCCTTCTCTTTCCATGTGGACCATTCACGGGAGACATACCCACGCATTGCGAGCAGGCCCTCATCGATTGACATGCCGTCCTTGAATTCGGACAAGACTGCGGCGATGGTCTCCGTTAATGCCTGATGAAGATCGGGAGAGTTGACCTCAATCTCCATTGTCAGCAGCCGTTCCTCCAGGTACTGCGCCACTCGTTCTATGTTCCATCCACCATCGATGCCGACACTCAGGCCATAGATGAAATCACGGCGTTTGGCGTCAGAAAGAGTGAGAAATTCATTGAAATCCAGCATCACCGGGAAGTTCCCAACCTCTACGGCAACACGAGCCTTTCGATCGGTTTCAGTCCGTTCCCCGCGTGCCGGTGAAACGGTAATCGCTTCGGATATGGTTACATTGGGTATGCCCTTTGTAAGTTTCGTGGTCCGTTCAAATGTGCGGGTGAACTTGAATCCCTCGAGCTCCAACCCTACACTCATCACATTGTCGTCAGAAGAGAATTTGTAATTGTCGAGTGCTCTCTTACCGTTCCCAGGCACATAACCAAGCATGGACATTTGCAACGCTTGGAGGCGGGTGGTCTTTCCCGATCCGTTCCGGCCAATGAAGATGTCTTTTCCGGTAAGAGGCTGCTTGGCCGTCGTTCCTTTCAGATTCTGCATGGTGATTGCTTGGATTTTTCTCATTAGAACTTCACCTCTCCTTCACCGGCGGAAGCAGCGCGGCTGAACAAATCACCTTGATGCTGATCAGATGGTACGGAAAATTCGTCCTCTTCCTGATCGATGATCATATCTTCGGTAGTGGCTTCGGCGGTGGTTTCGATGATCTCAGCACGTTGCCCGTTCACTTTGACTTCTTCTCCGCGCTCAGCCTGAGCGGATATTTCCAAGAGTTGTTTGCGGTCAAACTCATTCACGTAGCCGACCACAGTAACGGCTGCTACTCGATTTTTTTCCGGTCCGCTAACTTCGACATACGGATAAGCCAGCGCTGGGTGCTTGGACATCACCAAGCGCTCACATATGGTTTGAGCATTCCGCTCTGCAAATTGCTTTTTGTTGATGAAGGTATCTACTGCTTTGAGGATTTCTTTGTGGGTGAAATCCACGTACACACCAAGGGGGCCTTGGATTTTGTAGAATCCGCCACTTCTCTTTTCCTCTTCCGACAGCATGGCCTCCATGCATACCCGACCAGCATCTTTGTTATATTTGACCTTGTTTGTCAGGTCTTGAATGAAGTACATATTGACGTCATAGAGAAGTGTTGCAGATGTAATTACGAGGTTCCCGATAGGGCTGAATCCGATCGCAAGTTTTTTTACCCAAACCTTGCTGATCGTTCCGCTCTCTGGGTCAATGATCGGATAGGGATTGACCACCGTATGCCCTTCAGGAAGCGTTAGTTTTTCGGGGGTCACAATGGAAAGGCCAGCAATCTGATTCAGTTTGTTAAATCCCTTTGCTGTTACCATCCCTTTGTCTTGAATTACTGCAATTTCGCCTTGCTTTTCGGAAAGAGCCATCCTGCCTTTGACAGAGCGAATTTGCCCTCCATCCGTTTTTTTGACAAAAACATTGCCATCACCGAGGTTTGTGATTACCGCTAGTTCATTACTCATTTGCGGACCTCCCACTTGTTTTTTGGGGGCGAACACGCTAGGCTAGAAATAACCGTTTTCTAGCGTTTCACCAGGACTCCGTTGCAGCGGAGTCCATTTACTTTTTGGACAAGCATTTGTTGCAGATGGCCTTGCTACTGTGGGCATTTGCTGGGACGGAGACCAAAATCTCTTGTTCCTTGCTTTTGCAGTCAGAGCAACCGCCATGCTTTACCTCAGCCAATCAAATCCCTCCTTCCGCTTAGTCACGAGGCCGCCGCCGTCCCAACCTACTACGGCAGCCGTTGCGTCTCCTTGGACGCGCCACGCATTGACCTCGCTATGTACGACCTGTCATCGGAAACCCGATCCGCAATTTGCGGTCCTCAGTGCCGGACGGTCATCCCCGGCAGACCAGGGTAGTTCCCCTGGTTTCGACTCAATTTACCCTGCCAAAAAATCGGCCTGAGAAACCCCGTGGTAACCATATGGATCTCGCTGATAAGCTGCAGAATCTCGGTATACCATCCGGATCTGCTCTTCAGCATTTGAAAAAATCGAATGGTCCATCTTCTCCCACACATAATCGCGAATGTATTCACGGCTAAATGTCTGGTCGTGATATTCAAATAAGTCGAGAAGCGCGTCTGTTTCTTGTGCGAAAAGGTCTTCTTGTTGCAAATCGATCGTTCCATCCTCACTGCAAAACCGCTCAGGATTGTTGCTGTACATGTCCTCCAAGCTGTCCCCAACCATCTTGGCTAAAATGGTAGCGAGTTCAATAAGGTTATCGCCCCTCAACATGGTCAGCTCATTAACCGTTCTTTGCAGTTCCTCTTTCTGCTTAGTCAGTTTTTCGATTTCCTGCTCAATGGTTTTCAGAGATTTTGTATCCGAATCGAGAAGATCAGAGATATTTGCGTTGTGCGCGATCAATGCACGCGCCCTATTTCGATATTGCAATGTGCTGCTTTTCACGACTATTGCCCTCCCTCATGAAGCTGTGATAAGATACTGATATACCGAATACTTGTTCTGACTAGATTAGGCGGTCTGTTGCGAGCAGGCCGTCTTTTCCTTTTCAGCCAGTTCAATCAATCCCCAGATTGCCCGTTTACTGAGTTTCTTCCGGAGATCAGGATTTTTCTTGAGGTCTTCAAGCATTTCCGCTGCTGTTGCTAGTTTTTTGTTCACGCTACTCCCTCCTTACTGTTGGGAAAATACTTTTCCCTGATTGCTTTCTCCCTGGCCGCCTTTATTTCTAGGAGCCGACCGCCGAGCCATTCCATGTGATGTGCGTCTTGCTGTCCAAGCCCCCTTCTTTGCCTTGCAGCTTCTTCCAAAGCATCAGCCACCTGTATCAATTGCTCCTCGTCCAAATACCCGCTTTTGTTTCGAGACATATCAGCCAGGGTGTTGAGTGTAATGCGGTGCCTTTCTGCCTGAAGCCTTTCTCCTGCCAGCCTCAGCAGTGCGGTCTTTTCAACAAGGGCAACCAGCATCAAGCTCAACTGGTTTTTATCGAAAACCATGTATCTGTCATCCATGACCTGCTACCTCCTTCACCATTTTCAGAAAGCCTTCTTTCACCAGCTTGGTCTTATGCTTGGTCCATTGTGAAAACCATCCAAGTTTGGTCTCTTTAGTGATAACAGCAGCCATATTCGTTGTTGAGGTGACCACATCCAGCGTTTCCTGTACTAGATGTTCAACCTTCTGTCGTTCCTCAGTGGTAAGGCTTTTCGGTGACTTGATAAGCAGAGGCTCAACCTTTTCAATGGCAACAAGCAGTTCCTTCATTTCTTGAACCGTTTTCCTAACGACCGTATGGCGGTTAAGCTCTACATTATCGCCGTCGAAAATTACGGGGCTTGTCCCAGCTGTGGATTCATACGCTGCCGCGATCGCCAGAAACGGGTTGTCAGTTGCAAGGATCGATCTTGACTTCACATCGGGCGGAGCAATAGCCCGCCCATTTTTATAGGCGCTGATGGATTCCGGACTGACATGGGCATCGAAGCTGAAACTCAGTTGCGTCATACCTGCTTCCATAAGCGCTTTGCCCAATTGATGGCCGTAATGATTAGCGCTCATGCGTTCGTGCCTCCTTTACTGTCGATATGTAGTTGTCGATGTACAATGAAACTGTGCTCATCTTTCAGACTCTCCCTCGGTTATTCCGAGGGAATTTTGTTCACTTTCGGATTAGGTAGAAACTGAGTTGGCCAAAGTCATTCGAGATATGGAGCACTTGCCAACCCTGTGCCAGTTTTTCATTTGCCTCTTTTGCACATTTTGTGAGGCAAATTCCATTGATCTCAGATACGTCCAAGCTTCACACCTCCTTTGCTTCACACAACTGCATGCAGCGTCGAGTCTTGGCAGTGACCTAACCGTTTCCCATGCCTGACCTTTGACCTTGTTCAGACAGCCCGGTTTAATGTATTCCGGTGCGGCTCCCTGTTCAGATCTTCGCTCGCTCCCGCTCTTCGGCGCTCTATGCAGTTGTGTGGTTCATTTCGCTGCATTACAATTGGGCGCTTCTCTGGCCCTTATCCGGCATTTCGTGTTGAGCTCACTTCCCTTTCCCACCAGGCAATGAGTTCATCACGGCCAACTCTCACTACCCTACCAATCCGTACAGCAGGAAAGTTTGGATTTTGAGCCAACTCGTATGCAGTGCTTTCACCAATCCGGAGGAATCTCGCTACCTCTGGGATCGTAAGAACCATGGGAAGATCATTTTTAGAGAGATATGGCTGGTCATTACGTTTTTTCAAAGTTTTCACCCCTTTTGTTTAGAAAATCAGGCTGGTTTCTCATCAACTTTGCGCAACGCGTAGCGAGAGGTTAAAAAAATTTCTTCTTCCGACACTTCTAAGATTGCTGCGATTTCTTTTCCGCGCTCTACACTTACGCCGCGCTGTTGATTTTCAATCTGCGAATAGTAACCAGCAGGTATATCAAGACGTTTGGCCATTTCCTCAACAGATAATCCTTTAGAAATTCTTATACGTTTTAACAAGGTATCCATCGTTTGCTTCACCCCCATCTTCGCGTTATGCAAAGTTATTGGTTTTATATTACTTCGCTTATTGCAAAGTGTCAATGCATTTTGCAAAGTTTCTTGTAAAAATCTTTCGCTTTTGCAAAGTGCAAAGTATAATCTACTCATATTGAATGGAAATGGTGATGGGTGATGTATGGGGCGCGAATAAGAGAACGGCGAAAAAAAGCCGGGCTTACAATGAAAGAGTTGGGCGAAAAGATTAATGTTGCCGAATCAACTATCTCTGGTTATGAATCCGAGTCGCGCAAACCAGATATCGATATCCTCAAAAAGCTGGCAACTGTTTTGGACACCAATTCCAGTTATCTGTTAGGTGAAACAGATGACCCGACTCCACTTGATGAGAAGCAAAAACGTGACGAAAACATCTTCTTTTTTGACCTTGATGGGTTAGATGAAGAGGGTATTGAGCAAGTTCAGAAAGCAATTGAATTTCAGCGGTGGCGGGCTGAGCAGAAAAAACAGCAGAAGAAATGACAACAAGACACGCTTGCATAATCTTCAGCGTGTCTTTTATTAACTACAATTTTTAAAATATTTACTGTTCTACAAATCGCTAGGGGGTACTGCCTTGACTGACAAATTGACGCCTGATCATCGCTCGCCTTTTGAACAAGCAAAGAAACAGGATGAACGTGGAAATGAATACTGGACGGCACGTTCTCTTCAAAAAATCCTTGAATACACTGAGTGGCGCAACTTCGAAACCGCTATAACTAAAGCTATTCAGGCTTGCGAAAACAGCGGTTATGATCCGGATGACCATTTTGTTGGTGTCAACAAAATGGTGACACTGGGATCTGGGGCTAAGCGCCGGGTAAAAGATTACAACTTATCTCGATATGCGTGCTACTTGATTATCCAAAACGCAGATCCTGATAAAACTATGGTCGCGCTTGGCCAGACATACTTCGCTGTACAAACCCGGAAACAAGAGCTGTTTGAGCAATCCAGTGAAGATGAAAAACGGGTGATGCTCCGAAGTGAACTAAAAAAGCATAACAGTGCTCTGGTTGCTGCAGCTCAAGAAGCGGGAGTTGAAACATCGTTCGATTTTGCCATTTTTCAAAACCATGGATATCAGGGTCTGTACGGTGGTCTGGACGCTAAGGGGATTCATAAGCGTAAGGGCTTAAAGAAAAGCCAACAGATTCTCGATCATATGGGCAGCACTGAGTTAGCCGCCAACCTCTTCCGCGCAACACAAACCGAAGAGAAACTCAGACGTGACAAAATAAAAGGAAAAGCTGCAGCCAATCGTACACACTTTCAGGTTGGTCAGAAAGTACGTCAAACGATCAAAGATCTCGGAGGCACCATGCCGGAAGACCTCCCAACTGAAGAAAGCATTAAAAAAGTCGAGAAACGTCTTCAAAAGCAAGCCGAGCAAAAGAGACTGCAATAAAATTATTGGCCCTCTTGGGCTTTTCTTTTCAACTACGCATACGAACATACGATCTGTTTTTTTGGGGGTAATCGTCTATGTTTAACCTTTCTTATTATCAACAAACAGACCTAGAAAAATCAGTCTCCCAATTCTACTTAAGGCTAGGTATCATTCATCCTTCGGATTTGTCCGAGGAAACGATTGCCTCAGCTTTAGATATTGAATTGTTTAGAGAACCTTATCCCTCTATGTGTTATCAGGAAGGTGATTATACCAGCATCTTAATAGACTCAAGGCAATCCCGTGCTACCCAGCGTGAGCACTTTTATCACGAACTTGGACACATCCTCCGCGGTCATGTTGGTAAGCAACACAAAATGATAAAATCGTTCCGCAGGCTGCAGGAAGAGCAAGCAGAACATTTTACCATATATGCTGCTATTCCTTTTTACATGGTATCCAAACTGCTCCTCCCTCAAGATGAGCGAGATACCGTTAAGTTGTTTGCCGATGAGTTTGGGGTTACATATGAACTTGCTTCTCGCCGACTGTATCAGATTAAAAACCGTATCTACCATGGATGGGCCCGTGAGCAGTTTTTGGATAAGATTCGAAGTCAGTATACGAAAGCAGAACCACACCCGTACTCCTCTGAAACCTTGAGACTGTTGGGACAATTGCAATTACAAGTCCAGTCATCACAAAAACATAAGAGCAGTGCATTCACTAATTGATTTCGGAAACTTTTTATATGTAATTGCGCTAGATGGTCCGTATAAAACAAATAACCAAATGAACATCCGTCATCAGATTGGTGTCCTCATCATCAAGAGAAAGGATATATCATCTATGTCCCAAAAACGTATTTCTGTCCTGTATGACTTCATTGATGATCAATTTGTGCCTATGAAATACATTATTTATTTTGGTGCCGGATTCATCGATTGGAACAAAAATAGCAGCATATACATCCTAATTGAAGCTCCGTTTTACCTCCAGCAACTTGATGACTTTTCAAGTGATGTGGTAAGTATGTCGATCAGCTATGACGAGTTGTTGCGTCATCACAATAAACCGAACTCTTTCGGCATTAACTTAAATCTTGTCAAACATCGTGTGGAAAAGATGGGAGGAGACATTTGGGGAATTGAACAATTTATCCTGCTTGTCTCTGATATCGAGGAAGCCATGCAAATGACCCTGTTAAGCGAACGAATTCGTCAAAAATACAAAGAGAAGCATACAGTGGAGGTGTAATTCATGCGCGGGACAGTACAAAAGAAAGGAAACAAGTGGTACGCTGTCCTATACACCGGCAAAGATGAGTTGACCGGTAAATGGCAACGCAAATGGTTCAGTGGCTTCAAGACAAAAAAAGAAGCAGAAAAATTTCTTGCTGAGAAAGTCTCTGAAGTTGCACAAGGTAGGTACACAGAGCCTTCAAAAGAACTGTTTGCCGACTATTTGCAAACCTGGCTCGAAGATAAGAAGATGCAAGTACGACCCAGTACCTGGAAAACTTACGATTGGATTGCCCGCTGCTATGTGATTCCCCATCTCGGAAAAATGGAATTATCCAAAATAAAGCCGGCGGTTCTTCAGAAATTTTACCACCAACTTCAAAACCGCCAAGAGCCACTAGGTGCCCGGACTGTTATTCAAGTACATCTCCTTGTCAAAGCCTCGCTTGATAGGGCTGTAAAGTGGGGGTTACTTCCGAATAATCCAGCCAACGCCGTCGATGCTCCACGATATCGTAAAAAAGAAATGGAGGTATGGTCAGAGGACGAAGTTCGTCGTTTCCTGAAGGTAGCTGAACAACATCGTCTTTACGGTGCTTTTCATCTTGCGGTAACAACCGGCATGAGGATGGGAGAAATCCTTGGGCTCCGGTGGACTGATATTGACTTTAACAAACGGACTTTATCAGTCAGTCAGGCATTATCAAAAGCTGAGAAAGGGTACATGATGCAGGAGCCAAAGACAAAAAGCGGCAAAAGAAATATTGCTTTGTCTCAAAGTTCAATGGCGATATTAGAGCAGCACAAGCGAAAGCAGGCAGCCGAAAAGCTTCGAGCTGGTTCAATGTATCAAGATAATGGACTTGTTTTTGCTTCTAGTGTAGGGACACCGATTGGAGCAAGAAATTTCACTCGTGTATATCACACCCTACGTAAAAAAGCCGATGTAACCCAAATCAATTTCCATAGCATCCGCCATACACACGCCACACTTATGTTAAAGCAGGGAGTCCATCCTAAAATAGTTAGTGAACGGCTGGGACATGCAAACATATCTATTACGCTGGACACATACTCTCATGTTATCCCCGGCCTCCAGCAGGCAGCCATCGATCATTTTGACGATGCTCTTTTTGGGGCAAAACCTGTGGATAAAAAAGCAATGGTAGAAGAATAGTAGAAGTTGACCCATAGTCTTTACGGTAGAACTGCGTCGTAAAATAGAAAAAACCGCACAACAACGCGGTTTTCCAATGGCGTCCCCGAGAGGATTCGAACCTCCGACCTACAGTTTAGGAAACTGACGCTCTATCCTGCTGAGCTACGGGGACATATTCGTTTACACTCCTTCTATTATAGGGCGATTTCGCGCATTTTGCAAACGAAGGACCAGAGAGCTTATCCCTGGTCCTTTCCCTTTTTATTTACTTTAATTAAACACCTTAATGGTGAGTAAACTGCTCTTCCTCAGTAGAACCAGTCAATGCCGTCGTCGACGATGTGCCTCCTGCAATTACCTGCGCGACCTCATCAAAATACCCGGTGCCTACCTCCCGCTGGTGGCGCGTAGCCGTGTAGCCGTACGCCTCGCTCGCAAACTCCGCTTGCTGCAGCTCAGAGTAAGCAGCCATGCCGCGGTCGCGATAGCCCCGTGCCAGTTCAAACATGCTGTAGTTGAGGGCGTGGAAGCCGGCCAGCGTGACAAACTGGAACTTGTAGCCCATATCGCCCAGCTCGTTTTGGAAACGGGCGATGTCTGCTTCATCCAGCTTCTTCTTCCAGTTGAAGGACGGCGAGCAGTTGTAAGCCAGCAATTTGCCAGGGTATTTGGCGTGAATCGCTTCGGCAAAACGGCGTGCTTCCTCGAGGTTCGGCTCAGACGTTTCGCACCAGATCAAATCGGCGTATGGAGCATAGCTGAGTCCGCGGGCGATCGCGGCATCGAGTCCGCCTCTCATTCGGAAGAAGCCCTCTGGTGTCCGCTCCCCGGTCAAAAACGGCTTGTCGCTGTCGTCGATGTCACTTGTGATCAAAAACGCTCCGTTTGCATCGGTCCGGGCTACGATCACGGTCGGCACACCCATGACATCCGCCGCGAAACGGGCCGCTACCAGGTTGCGAATGGCCGCCTGTGTCGGAATCAGTACCTTGCCGCCCATATGGCCGCATTTTTTCTCTGATGCGAGCTGATCCTCAAAGTGTACACCCGATGCTCCCGCTTCGATCATGCCTTTCATCAGCTCAAAGACGTTGAGCGGTCCGCCAAAGCCGGCTTCCGCATCTGCCACGATGGGTGCAAACCAATAGGTGTCGCCCGTCCCTTCGGACTGTTGGATCTGATCTGCCCGCTGCAGTGCCTGATTGATCCGTTTGACCACCTGTGGGACACTGTTTGCCGGGTACAGGCTCTGGTCCGGGTACATCTGTCCGGCCAGATTGGCGTCGGCGGCTACTTGCCAGCCGCTTAGATAGATGGCTTTCAATCCCGCTTTTACTTGCTGGATCGCCTGATTCCCGGTCAAAGCGCCAAGCGCCTTGATGTGATGCTCCGTGTTGAGCAACTGCCACAGCCGCTCTGCCCCGATCCGGGCAAGCGTATGCTCGATTTGGACCGAGCCCCGCAGTCTGACTACATCTTCCGCCGTATACGGACGCTGCACCCCTTTAAACCGGTCTGTCTTCCAGCTTTCCTCTAATTGTCGAATAGCCTCTTGTTTGTTCAT